AATATTACCGTCATCCTCTACTTCAAGAGTGAAGGTAACACTAAACTTCTTTCTCATTTATGTCTCTCCTTGTAGTTATCAATGAGCCAACTTAGATAGACCCTTGCTTTCTCTAAGTCTTCTAATCCATTCTTATACTCGTGACGCCACATATACTTCAATACATTACCTGCCATGTATGCGCTTGTACCATGCATTGAACTTGTCATAGCACGTATAGCTTCAATACATTCTATCCCTGCTTGATTGTAGTGGATAGGTTTCGTTACTGGATCTGTCATGTTAAGCATTCCCTAAAGTTTTAGTAAACCTAGTAAGTTTGACAACCTTACCGTCTGTCCCTTCTACCTCTTCATACATTTCTTTTACGTCATTGTCAAGACCCATTACGTCATTTCTGTATTCTTCTACCTCACGATATAAGTCTTCATCATCTTGTGCCATCTGTAAGAAAGCACCCATGAGTGTAGCTAAGTGAATCAGGTAGGCCAGATCCTCTACGCACATCTTATTGTTTTCACCTACGATTAAACCTGTAGCTAACTCTCCTGTCCAAGCACCTTTTTTGTCAAACTCTACAGGCGATAGTATCAGTGCAACTTCATCTTCTTCTATTGTGCGTGTCATTTCTTTATCTTCTCCTTTAGGGTTATCGTCTTAGCTTTAATAACTCTACCCTTTTCTTTGAGCCATTCTTCGGGTATCACACGGTGCGCCCATATGAAACCATTCTTGTCACACCAATTGCAGTACCTAGTCTTTGATCCCTTGTAAAGCTTAGCCATAGAGTTACTAAACACAAACCTTATGTCTAGCTCAGGGTGTTGCTTACGTACCTCTAAGTGCTTACGTCTGTCCTCACTATCAAAGATACCCTTAGTCTCAATGATGATACCATTGTCTAGCATAAAGTCAGGCGTATAAGTTCTATATCTCAAGTCTTCCCACTCAATCTTTAGAACCTCGTACCTGACTTTACTTTGCTTATCCTTTAGATACTCAGCTACTTCTCTTTCAAGACCGCTGCGGTATCGTCTAGAGTTATGTCTTCTCTGTTTCTTCACTGGCAATTGATACATACTCTACTGTTGGGGGTGTCTTACCACCTTTATAAACTTTAGAAGGCAGAGCCTGTAAGTCAGGCCAGCATTTGTTCTTGTAGTCACACCATCCGCACGTCTTGCATAGCTTCATGTTACCACTAGCCTTGCCTCTGTATGTCTCAGGCACAGCCTCAAAGCAACGCTCAAAGGGTTTGTCTTTGTCTATGTAGTCGTAGGTTTCCTCTATCTTTTCTAGTACATGATCTGTATCAGCCTCACTAGCGGAGACATACTTGAAGTCACCGTTAACTTTGTTGACTACCCACCAACCACCGACTTCTTTGTCTGCTGCCTTAGCGTAACCTACAAGCTGTGACACATAGCCAAACGTGTCATCACTGTTAAGGGTATGGAAGTCATTAAACTTATTCTCGTATGACCAAGGAGAGGCAGACTTAATATCATCTACCTTACCATCAAGTACCATGTCGTACTCTCCGCTAATCTCCTTACCGTTACCTAAGTCTAGTGTAACCCTGTCGTTACCTTGGAAGTGTACCTTAGCACCACGAAGGATACCCTTGAACACAGCCTCTACTATATCGCCTATCAACATGTTAATCTTGAAAGACACAGGCTTAGCTTCCGCTACATCAGGGTGGTTCTTCTGCATCCACAACTGACAGGTAGGACGCCCAATGTTGGACATCCTTAGTTTAAACTCACGTTTCTTTGCGTCATCCTGGAACTGTTTAGTAAGAGCTTCCTGCACATCAGCAGCTACCTCTGCGATAACTGGTGCTGGCATAGAAGCCTTACCGTCTAGGACATCACGAAGAAAAGAGTGTACTGCTATCTCCGCTACATGCTGCATTACTCAAAGTCCTGCACGTCTACGATGTTAGCTACGATTGCACTATCCTCATCTGAGATACGCTCTACGTTCTGCTCTTCCCACTTCCTGAGAATGTATTCATTACTACGCTCTATGTAGTCCATGAAGTTCTGCAGTACATCATTATCCCCATCAGAGAAACCTACAGTAGCACCTAAGGTAGCTGACACTACAGCAAACTTAGTATCGTTAGGCATAGTGCGTTCTTCTGGTGTCAGAGTGACAAGGTTTTCTACTGGAGATATACGCTTGCTCATAAGCTTACCGATAGTACCATCAATAGACTGTAAGCTCTCACGGTTTTTAACATCATACACAAAAGGTACTTCTCCGTTGTGCTCTAGCACAGGATCACCACCCTCAACGAATGCATCCTTGAACACAGCCATACCCATGAATACCTTGTAACGATTAACACTACGGATAAAGTCTTGCTGGTCCTTTGGTAATGCATTAAAGTCTTTGATGTAACCTGATGGACGCCCTAAGTTAAACGTACCTTGAGTGTCTTTCAAGTCCATGTTAAGGTTGTTAGCCATCACAGATCGTTGGAACATATTGATAGAGCTATCCCATTTCTGCCAACGCTGACGCTCAACAAAGAAACGAACATCCAAGTTACGTGCAAGGAACTGTTCATCTCCTTTCTTAATCTTAAACACAGGAGAGTTAGCTACCTTACCGTCAACTACTTCTTGAATAACTCCTGTTGAAATGCGGTAGATCTCTGCTGTATTAGAGGAGCTAGTACTAGGTGAGAACCCCATTGCATCTGCGAGGTTCATGTTTTCTACACTGAGTGGAACTATATTGTTCATGTATTATCCTTTTCAATTTTAGTTAGAAGCCATGTTATACCACTAAACGTCCTTTGTGTCAAGCCAATTCGGACCTATCTTAGCTTCTAATAATAGTGGTACATTCATCTTTACGTTATAGGCTTGCTCAATTAGTGAATCCAAACATTCATTTATGTCTGTAATTATTTGTAATACTTGATCTTTCTCATTAGGATGTACGTCTATAACCATTGAGTCATGTACACTATTCACTATGCATGACTGAAAACTATTTAGTCTAGCGTCCATCTCGTTGAGTACAACAGGTACTACATCACCCGTAGCAAAGCCCTGCACAGGGTAGTTCTTGATCATCGTAAAGTGTGACGGTGTACCGTTAGGCCTACGTGTGACCTCAGGGAAAGCATACTGTCTGCCACTGACGTTGGTGATCTTGTTAAACCTGATGGCCTCATCACCTAGCTTCTTGTGCCACTCTGCTATACCTTTGTACTTCTTATTGAAGTGCTCGTAGTATGCAGCCTCTGCCTTACTTCTACCATAACCAGTAGCGCCGAAGAGTGGAGCAAAGGTGTGAGCCTTAGCGTCCTGCCTACCTGTTGGCTGACCTGCATCACTGATAACCTTAGCTGTGTAGGCGTGTACGTCAAACCCTGTGTTGATCTCCTCTATAGCTACCTTGTCCTGTGACAGAAACGCTGCGACACGGAACTCAAGCTGTGCAAAGTCAGCCTCAATTATGGAGCCTTCGGAAAACCTGGACACGAACACTCGTTTAATAGGGAAGGTGCCGCCTCTTGGCATGTTTTGCATGTTGGGATTACGTCCAGAAAATCTACCTGTATTGGTGATATGCTGGGTAAGGGTAACATGGAGTAGTCCGTCTTGTTTAGTGTGGGTGGAAATACCATCGACAAAGCTAGACAGATAACTACTAATAGCAGAAAGCCTTTTAACATCTTCAAGGAAGTCCTTTGCTGATTCCATGTTGTGATTGTTAGCTGTTGCAATAAGCGCATCTAGTTTATCCTTTCCTGTAGCGAAGCCGTTATAGCTAATCCATTTACGTGCGGGTGGTGGGTTGAACCCTAAGCCAGCCATCTCTTTAGTCTCTTTAAGTCTGTAGCCTTTACCGCCACAGTCAGGACAGGCATTGCCCTTCTTAAAAGGTGTACCGTCTTTCTTGATCTTAAATGTTTTACCTGTGCCATTACATGTACCACAGTGTAGCGCAACTGTCTTACGCATCAAGTCACTGTTAGCTTCTATGATACTCTTGTAGTCTGCTGAATTGTCAGCGTACTCAAACAAGTCAGACCATTCTTTTTTGTTGTGTATCCTACGGCTAAAGATAACCTGCGATAGTTGCTCTGGGCTGTTCAAGTTTATCGGGGTAGCCCCCATTAACGCTCGCACTTTTGTAGACAGTCTCTGCTCAATATCGGATTTCTCTGCTTGGAACTCAGTCCTGACGTGTTGGAGGGCGGCTCTATCCACCCTGATTCCTGACATGTACATTCGTGCCAAGGTGCGGCAGGTGTTGAAGGTAATACCTTTGATACGGTTGAGGGAATCTGAGGTAGGCTCTGCGTAGTCTCTTTCGGCTGCTTCGTACAGTTCACCAGTAGTACGCAAGTCACACTCAAGGTAGTGACTAAGTTTATCCAACGGGATTTCATTTGTATTGTATCCTTTCTTATAGTACTCTTTGAGTGTGTCATCCTTCTGATGATCTAGGTTCCTACGGATAGCGCACTGCTCTAAGCTTAGCGGTTGCTTCTGCCCACGTTGTAAGATGTACTCAGCAAGCATGGTGTCATAGATGTCACCGTCATACTTAAAACCTGTAGCCCACAGCCACGATAAGTCATACTGTAAGTTGTGACCTATGAGTAGGGTTGTGGAGTCTAACCAACACTGTAGTATGTATT